GGTCGGAGAAAACCGCGCCCCTCGCCCACACGTACATCAAAAAACTTGGGTAACACGCACGGAGAGCAAATATGAATAAAATAACAGCAACAAAACTTAACGATTTTGTCAAAGAACAGCTCGAAAATAAAGAACTCAGCAAAACCGACCGCGCTGACTTTTTGTTATACAGCGATTTAATATCGCGAAAGAGCGAACTCAACGCTTATGAAAGCAGAAAGTTGCGGAGTTTATCAGCGCTGCTAGAAGAGCGCTACGCAGACAGCAGCACAGAACCTATAACCGGCGTTGTACACGTGACAACGTCTGACTTGTGCGCGATATTCGGACGTACAAGAAAGTCGATAGCTGAATGGGTGCGAATGGGCTTGCCAAAGCTGTCGAAAGGCTTGTACAATATGAAAGACGTGCTGGATTGGTGGCTTAGTACGATTCACCGGGCGTCTTCTGCAACTGTTGAAATAAGCGAATGGAAAAGGCGTTTGATAATCGCAAAAGCGAGACAAGAAGAAATTAAGTTGGCGGAATTAGAGGGCAAACTTGTACATAGGCAAGACGCCGAGATGACAATCACGACTGCTTGTACGGACTTGAGAAACACGCTGCTCAATATGCCTTCGCGTCTGTACCCGAACGATGACAAGCATAGAATGGCATTAAAAGCGGAGTTAGTTGACACGCTTGAATCGTTCTGCCGAAACGCTTCGTTTATAGACGATAGAGCACCGCTTAAAGAGAAAAAACCGGTACAAAAACCGAAAAAAACGGTGAGGAAAAAGAGTAAATGAGAGAAATAAATATTTTGGGCGTACCGCAAGTTGAAGAAACGATTGTGCCTGCTATTCCGTACATGGGCAGTAAAAGAAAGCTTGCAACAAAGATTCTGAACGTTATTTATCAAATTGTTGGCGACTTCGACCGTGTTTATGATTTATTCGGCGGCGGAGCTGCGTTCTCAATCGCCACACTAATGGCGGGGCACGAGGTTCATTATAATGAGAAAAACACAAGCATCGTCGAGTTGTTGCGTTATATTGTCACCGGTAAAAAACTGCCTAATCGTTGGATTACGCGCGAAGAATACCGCGAAAAAGTTGGTGGTGATGATTGGTTTGCAGGCTTTTTAAAAAGTTGTTGGAGTTTTGGAAATAATTCAGAAAAAGGCTACCTTTTCGGGGTTAAAATTGAAAACTTAAAAAGATTAGGCCATTTAATTGTTGTTGATAAAGACGAATTGGCATTAAAAGAGCTTTCAGAAATTCTGAATATAAATCTGCAAATGCCCAAAAACAGATTACAATTCAGACAAATAATAAAAAGGCTTACAGGCGAAAGGGGCGACCTTGAGCAACTTGAACGGCTTCAACAGCTTCAACAGATTCAACAGCTTGAGTCACTTGAACGGATTCAACAGATTCAACAGATTCAACAGTTTGAGATTAGCAACCTTGATTATCGTGATGTTGAAATTGTGCCAAATTCAGTGATTTACTGCGACCCGCCATATGCCGGCACTGCAAAATACAAAGAGGGCAATTTCAACCACGAGGCTTTCTGGCAATGGTGCCGGGAACAGCGCAACCCGGTTTTTGTGTCTGAATACAACGCGCCCGATGATTTTGAGGTCGTCGCCGAGTTTAAGCACAGGTCAATACTGTCGGCAACGAATAACGCAAAAGTAACGATAGAAAAAGTGTACTGGAATGGGAGAAGCTTACAATGAAATATTTACCCGAAAGCGCTATACAAGCACTTAAACCGCCCGATTTAAATATCATAAATTGGGTCGAAAATAATCGTTTTTTATCAAAGAACTCAAGCGCAGTCACGGGGTTAAAGAAAATATCGCGTACACCGTACATAAAAAGATTGTACGATTTTTTTATTGACGACACGATTAAAACGATTGTTGTACAAAAACCCGCACAGATAGGTCTTACAGACTGGGTTGTAGACTGCATTTTATGGGTTGCAGTAAACGACCCATCTCCGACCGGCTTTTTTTTAGCTGATCAAGAAACGGCAAAAAAAATAATGCGGTTGCGTTTAGAACCGGCATTTAAGCAGCTCGGCTTAACTAAAAGAAAAAAGGCTGCAAACAAACAGCAAGACGTTAATAAATTTGAGATCCAGCTAACAAACGGGTTTTATTTAGCAGTCGGCTGGGGTTCGTCAATATCACAGACCGCATCGACGAGTTTTAAGCGTGTTTTTTGCGACGAGATTAACAAGCCCGGGTACACTATGATGAAGGACGAAGGCGACACGCTCGATAGAATTGAAGAACGCTTGGAGACCTTCGGAGACAGCAAGTTTGTCCTGCTCTCTACACCGACACTTGATGATGGGCAGATTACGAAGCGGCTTAATTCTGCCGACGTGATTTTTGACTTTTGCGTACCCTGCCCCTTTTGCGGTACATTTCAGCCAATGACATTCACAAATATTGTTTGGAAGGGCGGAAACACTGCATCAAAAGAAGACGTGGAAGATTCTGCAAGGTTCAAGTGTGCATCGTGTAACGGCTTAATGACAGAGCTGCAACGACAAGAGGCAGTCGGCTTAGGCGAACTGTTGCCGCGCACAGACAAACAGCGCTACAGCGTCGTCGGTGTACAACTTCACCGCCTGAATTCACTTTTTAAGGGCGGAAATATGGCAACCATTGTTAGCAGGTTTTTGGACGCAAGAAACGACTTGGAAAAGCTGCAGAACATCGTTAATAGCACTTTCGGCGAGCCGTGGGTACCCCGCATATCACCGGGCCAAGACGACATACAAGGTAAGGTTGCTAGATGTCGTTCACCGCACAGAAAAGGCGAGTTGCCCCCCGATGTAGTCGCTATTGTAGCCGGTGTTGACGTACAGATGTCAGGATTCTGGTACAGAGTGCGGGCGATAACTTCGGATAATTCAAGCTATGCTATCGATGGTGGCTATCTGCAGACGATAGAAGAAGTAGACGAAGTCATCTTAAACAAGCTGTACAACGGTCGGAAAGTGTGGCGTTGTTTAATCGATATTGGCGGTACAAAATCGCAGGAATCGGCAATCAGTAAGACGGAAGAGACTTACAACTGGATTAGAAGTACACACGGCAGCGGCGTACAGGTGTTCGGTTCAAAAGGCTCTTCACATTCAATGGCAACAAAGATTAAAATTGGCTCGCCGATTGAACGTACACCGAGCGGGAAACCTATCCCGGGCGGCTTGCGAATCATTCAGCTTAACACGGATCTGCTAAAAGATACACTATTTTACAAGATAGAGCGTACAGCAGAGAGTCCTGAGCAGCCGGGCGGTTGGTGGTTGTACGACGATGTCCCCGATTGGGAAATTGAACAAATCACCGCAGAAGAAAAGCGCAGGGAGCGAGGTGGCGGTACAAAGTGGCACGTTGTACGACGCGATAACCACTTACTCGACTGTGAGGTTATGTGTTTGGCGGCCGCTGATAACGAATTCTGGGGCGGCGTAGCACTTGAACGCAAGCGACAAATCAAGTCGCAAGTTGTTAAACCGAGGGCACCAAGACCGCGCCAAGAGCCGCGACCGAACCCGTATTTGGAGAATTGAAAATGATAAACAAAAGACTTCTTATTGTACGTAAAATATTATCTTTGCTCGACAAAACGGTACATTATGTTCGCGGTGCGACTACTTGCCCTGTTTGTACGTATATTGGTGGAGTCGGCGATGTAAAAGTAACTTCAACGTCCGGTGATGTCCGCTATTGCCAGTGCAGCCTTTGCGGAGCGACTTTTAAAGCAGTTTGTTGCGAAAATACGAAAGAATCTGTAAAAACAACAAAAAGTTTTGACAAAACTGAAAAACGTGTTATAAAAAAGAAAAGGACGAAAAAAAATGGCAAATCTCACACAACTTAACGCCGACTTACACATGTACCGTGCCGCGCGAGACGCGATATTAACGGGGGCACAATCGTACAGCGTTGCGGGCAGGAGCCTTACACGTGCTAATCTCGACGATATAGAAACTCAAATAGCAAGAATTGAAGCAAGAATAGCTAGGTGTACGAGTACATCGGGCGGTCTTGTTAAATCGCCGCTGTTGGGGGGCTAAAGACTATGTACGACACAATCACATCGATAATTACAAAGACGATAGCACTTATAAGCCCCTCGACCGCCCGCGATTATGTTAAAAATCATCAAATATTGCGTGCATATGAGGCAGCGAAAACAAACGGCATTAACAGAAAATTCAGTGCACGTCAAACATCAGGTGCACAAGAAATTCAGGAGAGTTGGCAGACCGTTACAGACAGAGTCAGACAGCTTGTTAGAGATAATTCGCACGTTGCGGGCATGGTACGCCGTTTTACCGCCGGGCTTATCGGCGAAGGCAGCTGGCCGCGTCCAAAAATATTAAAAAGTAAAAATTCAGGCAAATTTGACTTTAACGTTAAACTCAATAGTGAAATTCTAAAACGTTGGGAGCCGTGGGCGTTATCAGCTTGTGCCAATGGCGACAGCGTGTACCAGCTACAGCGGCTATGTGCGTCAACTTTCTTCATCGATGGCGGAATTTTGGTACGCAGAATTGTCAAAAAAGGCAAGCTTTTACTTGAGCCGATTGAAATTGATAGGCTCGACACAAACAAGGATTCTGACACGACGAACGTTAGGATTGTTGGCGGGAAAGAGCTTGACGAGTACAATAAACCCGTAGCTTACTGGATTAAAAGTCGTTTCCCGTCTGAAAAAGACGTACAAAGCGTCAGAGTACCGGCATCAGAAATAATAGACTTGTACGACCGCGACAGGGCCTCAAGCGTAGGCGGCATCAGTAGGCTTGTTTCTTGTGTACTTAACTTTCATAATATCGGTAAATTTCGTTCTGATACAATGAGTTTAGCAAGAACAGCTTTAGGTTTTGGTATCTTTGTTGAAACGGAATTTCCCGACGACTTTTTTGGTACAACGCCGGAGGGCACGGACGAGCAGGGCCGAGAATATGACTACGTCACGCCCGGCGGTGTACACTATATGCGCCCCGGCGAAAAAATAACATCAGTTAAACCCGAATCGCCAACGGCACAGTACGAACCGTTCTTGAGAGCAGAGCTTAGAAGTGCTAGTGTTGGCGCAGGTATGAGCTACGAGGCAGTGTCAAACGACGGTTCGCAGACCAATTTCAGCGGTACAAGACAGATGTTACTTTTTGAGCGGGCAATGATGCGGTACACTTTTGCGATTTTTGAAGAAAAGTTATACTCTCAAATTTATCGATGGTTTATTGAATTTGAACAAAGTTTTGGGAAACCCCCGCTTGTAATGCAAGGGTACGATGAGAACCCGCACCACTTCTTAAGATGTAGCTGGAGCCGTCCGAAGACCGAGTGGGTTGACCCGTTAAAAGACGCAAAAGCAGCTAAAGAAGAGATTGAAATGGGCGTCAATACGCTCACAGAGTTTTGCGAAACGCAGGGTAGAGATATTGAAGAAGTCGTACAGACTCGAAAGTACGAGAATGAACTATTTGCGGCGGCGGGATTGAAACCTGAATTAACTGGAAACGGAGAACAGTAAAATGGCAGATAAGAATTTTGTTACACGTGCACAGATTTTGTACACCCCGCAAAGCTTTAGAGAGGCTGACGATAGTGTAGAGTTCACGCTATCAACAGAACAACCGGCTCTAATATTTGACTTCGCCCGCTTTGAATTAGTCAATGAAATTATTATGTCGGACGGTGTTATTATACCCGACAATAAACAGATTCCGCTTATAGACAGTCACGATAGGGGTACAGTTAAAAACATTTTAGGCTCTGTACGCGACTTTAAAATTGAAGATGGTAAAGTCGTTGGTCGTCTGTACTTCTCTAAGTCGAAAGACGCACAAGAAGCACTTTTAAAAGTACGTGAAGGGCATTTAGACAGCGGTTCAGTTGGGTACAGGCAAGAAGAAACCGTGTACATACCGGAGGGCGAAAGCTTTGTAAAAAACGGCAAAGAGTACAACGGCGAATTATATTTAACAACAAAATGGGCATTACAAGAATTCTCGCTAGTTGCCATAGGCGCCGATTCAGGTGCAAAAGCAAGAAGTGAAAACGTACAGGTTAGTGAACGCGCGGCGCGTGATGCCGCAGAAAAAATAACGGAGGAAAAATCAATGCCAGCAGAAATCAACGAACGCGCCGAAGGTACGGTAACAACCGAAAATCCGGCAAAAGACGGTATCAAAGAGGTCACCATTAGAAGCGCAAAAATATCAGAACTTTGTGCAAAGCACGGTTGTGCAGACAAAGCAGCTGAATTTATTCGCTCCGGCGCTAGTGTAGAACAGGTACAAGACGCTATTCTTGACGAAATTCAAGCTAGAACCGTACCCCTGTCAAC